CTACCTCTTCAACAGAATCATATATCGCTGTGATAATTTTTTCTTCTGTTTTTTCTGAGATAATAGGTATGTCTACATTATCGTTTAATTTAGTGATGATTTTTTCTTTCATCTCATCATTAAATATATAATCAACTACCATTTCTTTTAGGTCCATTTTTCCTCCTGTTTTAAAAGTCTATCGGTTTTATAAATCCTGTTGAATATCTTGTTCTTTCAAACTTTTTAATATCTTTTTTACCCTGTATAAACTCATTTTTAAAATAAGCTATCATTTCTGGATTGAAATTTGAAGGGTTTTGATAACCTAACATAATAGCCCCATTTAATATAACTTCATGAAATTCTGCTGGTATATCAGATAATGGCCCAGAAAATGTTCCATCATCAGTTAAACTACCAGAATCATCTGTAGAACTATTAGTTGAATTATTAAATTCATTAGGTAAAGAAATAGCATACACTCTTATTCCTTTTGTAGAAGTTACACTACAAGAATGATAATCACTAGTTCTTCCATTTCTTGTAACAGCATTTACTACCTTTTCTACTATACCAATTCTTAGCATATTACCAGTACTAGAACTTGTTGATGTGCTTTCTGAGTTTGCGTTAATATCATAAGTAGTTGTTGAATAAGGAGATAATGGATAAGAGTTTAACATCCAATATCTTTTATTACTAGCATTACTTGTAGGAGTAGATAAAGCACTATCATTTGTATCTTCAGGGTCTGTTATTTCATCATCTTCTATAATAGGCTCTCCTATCAATTTAGGTATTTTTACATCATTAAAATCAACTCTTTCTACCTTTAATATTTTAGAATCTAAAGCATACCATCTTTGACCAGCTACAGAATCTATTAAATAACTTTTCTTTACAACACCTGTATCTATAGCTATTTTATTAGCAGCTCTTTGTATATACAGCTCACATTGTCTAGATGATAAATTAACATGATGTTCTTTTAAAGACTCTAATATTTGTAATTTGTTCATTCTACAATCTTTCTTGGTTTACCATACTTAGCTATAACGTAATTCAATTCTTCGTTTTTCTTACCTAATAATGCTGCAGCTTGCTCTTTTATTAAAGAAACTAATTCAGTATCTTCTTCATTATAAACAAAGTCAGCCATATATATTTGTAATAAATTTAAAACCATTTCTAAATAAACTAATTCTCTAGCTCCTGATGGTATTCCATAAAATATTATATCTTCTTCAGATTTAGTTATATCAGAAAAGTTTTTTCCAGATAAGTTAAAAGTATCGTCTCTACCTGGGGTATGAAACGAATGAAATGAAGGGAAAGTATGCCAAAATATTCTTCCTTTTGGTATCCTTGTATCTCCGCTATCATTATAAGTATCAGAAGGTAATATAACAACTTTAGAATTATTATCTATATAATACTTAGGGTCCCATCTGTCATTTTCGTAAAATAAACTATTTACATTTGAAGCACTAGTTTCTCCCTTTAAAAAAGAAATTTTAAAACAATCATAATATTTATCATCTTTGGATACTCCGTAAGAGTTTTTTCTTTGAACAATTAGTATTCTTTTACCGTCTGCATAACCAGAATCATTCCAATCACATCCAGAATCACTAGTTCCTTCATAAGTGGTAGAGAATTTATTATCATCTAAATCTTGTGTAAATAAAGCTTCTAATACATTTTCATCAGTTATTAAGTTATTAACAACTCTATATGCATCTACAAAAGATTTATTTATAATGTCTTCACCAAATAAGGTAACTATATCATTATTTAATAATTTTTTAATCTTGTCTATTGGTGCTATCATTTATTTTTTTTCTTTACTTTAGTATTTTGTTTTTTTCGGTTGTCTGGTTTGACACCGTGATATTTATTTCCTATACTATTACTATATACTTTTTTTGCCATAATTCTTTTCTAATAGGGCCCCTTTCGAGGCCCTATATAGTTTACTTATTCATCGATTAAGATGGGTCTTTTCCAACACCGCCAATATTATCCATACCAACGTTTGCTTTTCCTGCTAAACCACCGACAAAGAATTTACCTTGCCAAGTAGTAACATCGTCAGTTCCATCATTCCATGCAAGTCTATACCATGGTAATGTATAATCAGATAAATCAACTGTATATAGTTGAACACCTGTTACATCAGGAGTAACGTCATCATCAAGAGATGAACCAATCATTACCCAGTTTTTACCATCTATAGAACCGTCTATATGAAAATCAGATGTAACATTAGCACCTGCTACTATAGTGTTAAATCCAACCACTAGCTTTTTACCGTTAACTAAAGCTCCAGCTATTCCTGGACTAACTATTTCAGCATCAGTATCAGATGGGTCAATAGTTGGTGTTGTTAAATACATAACTCCACCTTCTTCTACTTCTACCCATTTACTATAAGCTGCGTCATTAGGATGGGAAGTACCTTCAGTTATAGCTGAACTTGTTATACCTATTACTGCCATAATCTACCTCCTACTTAAGAAAACTTAAGAATTGCGTGAGTTTCTGGTAACTGAATTTCCAAGCCAGCTTCAGTGATTACTTGGTCTTGACGACCATCTACACCGTTGTCTTGAACGTTAGTTTCAATAAAGGTATCTCGACTAATACCATTACCCACAAGTGGTCTATAGTTTACATTTTTAAGGTCAACTGCAACACAGTAGTCTTCCCATGGTCCTCTTAATAAAGGCTCAGCAACAAAGTGTAAATTACCAAAAATAGTATTTACCATTGTTACTGTGTGGCCAAAGGCACCAGGAACACTATCAACATCTAATCTGTATTGAGATGAACCTACAGTATTGTTCATGAATCCACCATTACCTAATTTATTTAAGTAAGTAATAACTTTTCTTGAAGCTAATACAAGTTTATTTCCACTGTTTCCACCTTCTGCTGCAAAGAAATCTTCCATTGCATCTAAGAAAGCGTCATAACCAGATGAAGAATAACTCATATTATATACTTTACCATATGTTTCAGTATAAGGTAAAATTCCCCAAGATGTTCTTACAGGAACTCCGTCACCGCCAGTAGCAGCACTATCGTGTCTACCATAACCAAATAACATAGCATGCTCAATATCCATTTTGTGTTCCATTAATTTGTCTGTCCAAATTCTTTGGAACTCATTTTTGATACCTCTATACTCAGTAGCTAAAGATGTACCAGAGAAAATGTTCATACCAGTTTTAAAAATCTGGCAGTAACCTTCTCTGTCATATAATTTATCTTCCCAACCAAGAGGAGCATCTGTTCCTTCTCCCCAAGCTGTTCCAATAACTTGACCTTTATTACCTGCTGTAAAAGTAGTACCTGATGGTATTGCTTTTCCTATTGCTATTAAAGCTTCACCTTCTAATGTTGTTTGATTATCATCTGTGTCATGTTGTATTTCAGCTGTACCTGTAGGACTTGCTCCTTTTGAAACTGTTGCTGATTCATCTATTTTTAAATAATAAACTTCACCATCATCAGCTTTTACAGCTAAAATTTGACCAGGCATAATAAAACTACACTCAGAAGCTGCAGCTATTTTACCATATTCATCATATTTACAATTAATAATTAAATCTTCACTAGCATTTAAAACTTCATTAATTGCAAACTCTTCTGTTGTTGCTCCACCGCTTGAACCAGCGTATGATACAACTTCAAAACCACGTCTTTGCCATTGGTGTCTTTGCTCTAGAAATTTAAACACAGGGTCGTTAGTAGCTTTTTTTGCAACTTTATTTAAGTAAACAAAAAATGGGCTTTGTTGAGGAGCTAGTTCTGCAACTCTATCCCCAAAATTAAAGACTCTACGTGTATTGTCTAGAGAAACACTACCAGCACCAGTGTCGCCAAAACTGTTACTAAAAGTATTAGCATTTGCCATTTTGTTTCTCCGTTTCCACTTTATCCTCTCTCAGCTGTCGCGTAGACCTTCGAGTAGGAATTGTTAATTACCAAGGGTTATTCTTTTTATAACCACTAATCATCGAATCCATAATCGTGTCCTCTGCAGAGGCTGTAGATTCGTTCTGTTGTGCAGGTAAAACACCCATCGGTGATGGAACTTGCTGTGCTCTAGCTTGTTGATTAAAAGTATCGCTAGGGCCAGTCGGTTGTGTTTGTACTGTCTGCCCAGAACCTTTCTGCATTCTATACAGTTGGACAAGATTATCCATAGTTAAACTTTCTGGTCTTGACATTGTTTGAACAAATTCAGTAGCTTCTTCAGGAGTTAAACCAAATTCACCTTGTACTCTTTGATGAATTTCATTTACCTGCTGTTGTTGCTGTTGATAAGCTTGAGCTTTTTTTATCTCATCTTGTCTAACTTTTTCTTGTTTTTGAAGTTGTTCAGACACTAATGCAGTTTGATATTCACTTTTAAGTGAATTATACTGTATTATATCGTCTCTCCAGTTATCTAACTGATTTAAGTATTGAGCACTTGCACTATTAGGGTCTTCATTGGCTTCCGCCCTGTTAAAGCCTAAAGGTGGCTGTGGTTTTTCTGGAGGAGGAGGAAATTCTTCAACAGGTTTTTCTTCCGCAGGAGCAGGTTGTGCTTGCTGAGGTTGTGTCTGTTGATTAAGTTGTTCTTTTAATTTGGCATTTTCATTCTTAGCTTTATCAGCTTCTGATTGCCAATATTGAAATCTTCTCTCATCATTTGATTGTTGAGTTTCTTCAATATTTAAATTAGAACCATCTCCAGCAGGAGTATCCTGTACTTCAGGAGTCCCGACTGTCTCACTTGTTGCCGTAGGTTGCTCTTCACTTGTGAAAAACGCCTCTTCTACCGATAATTGTTCAGAGCCCTGTGAAGGGGTGTCTGTATTTTGGTTAGTCTCTAATGCGTCCATTTTTATTTCCTATTTTTAGCTGCCTCTTTGCTACTAGAGGGTGAGCCTTCTTTTTTGCTAGCATCAGAAATCTGACGCCTAACAGTAGCTAAGTTATCATCCAATCTTTTTTCGAACAAGACTCCAGCAGATTTAGCTTTATTAGATGTTTTATCTAAATCACCTTTAAATTTCTCAACTTCAACCTTCTTACGTAAATTTACAGCTTCTCTATCTCTTGTTTGTAAATCACCTTTTAGGCCTTTTATTTGCTCTTGTTGTTGTTCTACCATTGATTGTAATCTTTGTATTTCATCAGTACGTTGCATAACGCCTTCTATATCAAATATTTCTGTTTTCTTTAAAACTTCCTGTCTATCTATTAAACCTTTTTGATATGCGTCCATATAAAACTCAAGTTCAGCATATCTATTAGTAGGAAGAGTACTTCCACTTACTACCATTATATCGTATTTACCTATAGTTATATCGTTAAATACTTGAACTTCTCCTGTTTTATCATCATATAAACGTTTATTTATAACGTACTCACTCATAGAATTGTTTGGATTAACAAGTCTAAATGTTTTTTCTGTACTATAAAGTTGTTGCATTAAAGGTATTGCAACTTGACCTACTCTTACTAAAGCTTGTTCTATATCTGTTAATTTAGATTTAATTTTTCTTTGTCCAAATTCGTCTAAAGATATAGTCGCTTTGTAAGTTTGAGGTGCAGCCTGAGAATTACCCATCATCATTTCATATAAACCTAATTGATGGTCAATATCATTTTTAGCTGTTTGCTCATTAGAATATAGCTCATTAGGTAAAGGACTTGGTTGTACAGTTACTGGAGCACCATCTGTTGGGTCATAAGGTATAGCCACACCAGGTTGTGCCCATTTTTCTTCAAAGTCCTTCATATCTACACTGCCTTCAGGAACTAATATTTTAGTATTAGTACTTGTGGTAGCGTGAGCTATAATTAAAGAACGTGTTTTATTTATATACTCTTGTAATCCTTTTACCATTCTTACATCAGATGTAGGATAAGGTGTTCTAGTATGTAAATTGCATACAGGAACTACTGGATAATGCTCTATAGGCATTATACGTGAATATAAAAGAGTTTCCCCCATAATAACACATTGCTTTATTCTAGTAACTGCTATTTTTATTATATCAATTATTTTCTTTAGTATTAAACCTTGATAATCAGTCTCTTCAATTTGCGGTGGTTGTATATCAGACTCTGGCATTTGAGCATCTGGACTCATTCCAGCTTCATCCATTTCTACTTGCATTTGCAATAATTGCTGTTCTTTAGCTAGTTGATATTGCTCCATAAGTTGAGCCGCTATTTGTTGAGCTTGTTGTTCATCAGTTATAACTTGACCTTCTATTATCCAAGCTGGTCTTTTTATATACTCATCAAATTCTTCTTTATCTAATAATTCTTCTTTCCCACTAAATGATTCATAGGTCCTTATTTTTTGAACTTCTATTTTAGAATATCTTTCATAACCCCTTACGTATTCACTTTGCTCATGTAATAAACCTACATCTTCTGGAAAGAAAACTTGACTTTCATTATCCCTTCCAGTTTCAGGCATATTAAAATCTTGTTCGCTATTAGCATCATCTATCTGTTTTTTATACTTAGGATAAAGCTTTTTAGCTTGTTCTCTACTAAATAAACGAGATATAATTATATTCTCGGCATCATCAAAAAATCTATCCCTACTATTAGGGTCTACATATACATCAAGCGGGTCAACATCATGCATACAAACTTCACCTTTACCCATATCTTTTGTTGGGTCTTGATAAACATTTATATATCCTATACCCATAACATAATAATCATCTATTACTTGACGTATAATTGTCCTACCATCAGATATATCATACATATAACTAAGTAATGCACTCATCACATTAGCTATTTTCCTATCTGAATCTTCTCTTGGAGCGCATCTAAAAGATGGTCTATTTGAAGTTAGCATAGCTTTTGCTGTTTCTACTGCAGGATGTATACGATTAACAACTATAGGAGCTTGTCCTCTAGCCTCTAAAACTTCAGATTGCTCTTTAGTCCATTGTCTACCTAATCGAAATTCTTTATCTTCTTTAGCTTGTTTAGCCCAAGAGTCACGTTTCTTAGAATAGTCCTTAAATAAACGAAGTGTATCATTTACTATTTCTGGTGTTTTTTTCTCGTTAGTTGCCAATATTATACCTAGTTTTTATCAACTTAATATACAACCTAAAGGGTCATCCAATCAAGCTTTTTCTTTGGTTTATTAAAATAATCTTCATCTTTATCAAAATCTTTCACTCTAGAAGGTTTTGAACCGTCTAAAGCTGTCCATACAGCATCCATTACATCATCATGTTTACCTCTAGGATAACTTAAAAATTCTTGCTGAGGTATATTATCCTGCGGTCTAAAAAAGAAAGAGCCTTTAGCGAATAAAGGAACTAATGATAATAAACGTTCACTTTTTCTATTTCTAGGTTTTACACCTTTTTCAAGACCAGGAATATATAAACTTTCTTTTAACATAAGCTCTCTAACTGCTGTTCTTAAAGCTTCTTGATAACCTACTGTTTCTATTTTCATCCTCCTAGGCCTATACTTCTTAAAAACTTCAATAAGCTTTTGAGGCTGTTCTGCAGGACTGATTCTGTCACGATAAACATCAACAATATACTTATTATTATCGGAGTCAATACCCATTGTAGCAACAACAAAGTAATCGGCAGTGGAAGAAAGGCTACTAGCAGGGTCAACTCCGCAATAGACTTCAATTGGCTTAATTTCTTCTTTTCCATCTATAGTCCTAACTAGACAATTTTGTCCATTAATTCTTTTATAATCATAATGATGTATTTTTATCCATTCTGGTTTGAACGGAGCCATATCAGGAGATTGGGCTATATTCATATACTCTTGATAAAAACCATTTAAATTTCCTACAGATGCAAACTCTTTCTTTATCTCATTAATACGTGATGTAGGAAACCTTTCTGGCCATATACTTTTTTCGTCTTCATCCCATATAGAATACCATAAAGTATGCCATGCTGGAGAATCTTTTGCCCAATAAAGAAAACAATCTTCAGATATTACGGTACCTATCATAGCTATTTTACCTTCATCTGATAATGATGGTATTACAGCTTCTGTAACCCATTTTCTATTTTTAGCTCTAGCCTCTGGCGTAAATGCATTAAGCTCAGATTCAAAATCATCTACTACAATAAGATTTGGACGAGTATCTCCTTCAATAAATCCTCTAACTCTTTGTCCTGTACCTACAGCTATTATCCTTGTTCCATTAGCTAATACTATATCATTATTAGTCCATCTTTTAGCGGTAGTAGGACCAAGGTCTCCAAAAATTGCTCTAAATTTGTCTGAATGGGTTAAATGATATTTGATACGAGATAAAAAGTTTATTGACTGAGTTTGTGATTCAGATATTATAACAATAAATAAATCTTCATCTGTCTTTTTAAAAGCTACTCTCCATAATGGGAAGATGAGGGTGGTAACTGTAGACTTGGCTGTACCACGGGGAGCTGCAATTAACACCCTCCTTTTGTTGTCGTTAGCGAGAGCTGAGTACACATCTTTATGAAAAGGGGGTGTACTCTTTCTCAAGGCTGTAGGGAAGCAGTGCCTTCCGAACAGCGCCATATTATTACGCAGCTTTTTTAAAGCTTGCATTTGGCTATATTGTTCTTCGTAATCCATTATTCTTTCATAGAATTATATACATCTGTTATTGCCCAAGCGTTCATAAGAATACCTAATGCACCAGGTAATCTTCTGCCCAACTTAGATAATTTAGTAGCTGTACTTACAGCAAAATTTTTTCTTTTATTAGCCAAGTTCTTAAATCCTTCTAATCTATGTTTTTCAATTCCTTTTGTGCCTTTTACTTCTTGAATATTATTATACGTATCTCCAAATAAATTTAATTGTTGCCCTTTTAAATTTGCTCTTCTTGTTTCCCAGCCTTTTAAAGCAGCAAGTCTTCTTTTTTCATATTCAGCAGGATTAGTTTTTCTAAGACTATTACTATTCATTTCTTTTGCAACAGCTTTATCGCTTATAGTAATTTCTTTAGAATCAACAAATTTAATTCCTGGTACTTTTCCTCCTGTTCCAGGTAATGGAGTATCAGGTACATCAGTAGCAATAAATCTTATTTTATCAGGTCTACTTTTATTCCAAATGCCTACAGCATTATATCCACCCCAATCATATTGGCTTTTTATAGCAGGGCTAATAGAAAATAAAACATTATTACCTATCACAGTAGCGTTGTTTACATTTTTTAAGCTAGATGCTAAATTAATTAAATTACCCTTACCTTTAGAGTTTTTTAACTGTAGCATAGCATTGTAAGCGTTCCTATCAAATTGAGCTCCTCTTAAAACATCTCCATATTGAACATTTTTGTACTTTATGAATTTTAAATTATCAGGATTTGTTATATCTAAATTTGCAAGTTTTCTATTTCTGATAGGAGGTTGCTGATTTAATACGTAATTACCTATTCTTTTATTTATACTACCCCTTTTAGAATGTCCAACACTTTTTATAAAGCCTTTTGTATCGGTTTCTGTTACCATATCACCTACAAGATTATCTAACTCTTTTGAAGCTTTACCAAAAAATATAAGTTGATTAGCTTTATCACTAGATGCTTTAAATAACATCCTTTTTTGAGCGTTTTTTACTTCACGAATAGCATCATTTTTTGTTATTGTTTTATCTTGCAATGCTTGTATAACAGTACCTTTTGTTAAATCAACTTCCTCTATATTCCTTATTAAAGTAGGAGAAATACCTGTTTTGTTATAGAACTCACTATTTGTCACATTATATGCAGTATCTCTACCTATTCTATAAGCAGTAGCTCCTAATTCTTTTGTATATTGTACAGCTTGATTTGCTTTAGGATGTATTTTAGTTAAAAAATTTTGAGAATAAAAACTTGGTAAAAAGTTCCTAGCATAATCTGCAGTCATTCTTCTAATTCCACCAGGAGTCTGATTTCTCATCATGTATATTGAAGAACCTAGAAGACTTGTTCCAGTAACACCTTTTTCTAAAGTACCAAAGCCAAAACTGTCGTCTTGGCCTGCATTTAATAATACTTCTTCATCTGTTGGCATTATTTTTTCTTTTTACCTTTTTTCTTAGGTGGTCTACCTTTTTTCTTTCCGTAGGTACCTTTTCCTTTTGGCATTACTCTTTCTCCTCTGTTATTGTTTTAGTTGCAATTAACTTATCTTCTTCTTCTCGAAGCTCATCTATAAGTTTTGTATTACTTATAGCCTCTAATTTTTCAGTTGTTTTAACAAGTTGTTTCTCTTTCATTCCGTGCATATTCTGTAGATTTTCTACAGCACGCATAAGATTAGTAACATCTTTTTTATCTTTAGCCATAGCTATAACTTGAGAGAATAAATCTAAAGTATAAGTCTTGTCTAGACCATGGTCTGTTAATAAATCTGCTAGTTCTTCTTTTATCATTTTATCAAAAACCTCCGTTTTCATCATACGCTTCCATTTTTTAAATTCAGAAGGCGTATAGCTACCAAGCACCATATCTAGTGCTAAATTATAGTCCCATGTAACAGAATAAGCTTTAGCAAGATTTTTCATCATATCTTGCTTAGACTTTACTTCTAGCATAGGTTTGCCAGTCATAGTAGTATTAGTCTTTCTACCTGATACTTTTAATTGCTTAGAAGCATACTTAGGATTAAAAAAAGTGTAACCCCATGGGAACCTGAGATATATGTTGTCTTTGTCATGATTAGAAGGATACTCCTTACGATTAATGCATTTAGCAACGTAATTATCATCAGATATAGCATATCCCCCAGGTTGAACCATTTTCCAGTATACATACTCAATACCTTTTTTATCTGCTTCTTCTTTTCTATATATAGTATACGTAGTACTACCTACGTCTTTGTGGTCTATATTTACTGTGTACATTAATCAGTTAATTCGAAATGTGGAAAATCATCAAAGTTATTATCATCTACTTCGAAATTCATATTCCAATCTCCACCCCATCTAAGTTTTATTCCCATAGACTGAGCAATGCCAATAACAAAACCAGCAAAAAGATGAAAACGTTCCCTATCATCCCAATCAATAGGATAAGGGACCACATCAACAGCCCTACTTGGATTAGAGTTATGACGGCCGTTCGGGTATTTAACTTTTGTACGGCCTTCTTCAAATAGTTTATTTTGTCTTTCAGCACTTCTATGACCCTCTATTATTGAACAATCAACATACTTTATTACTTCGTTTAATACTTTTTGAAGCCTCTCGTCTAGTGTGACTAAGTGCTTCCTACTTCTTGAACCAAATTTATACATTAATAAGCCTTTCCTGTTGAAGATGAACCCCCGCTTGCTTCTCTTTTTACAGTATCTTTTATAGGATTCAATTCTTGATTTTTATAGTATTCATTCATTTCATCGTAACTATCAAAGCCTCCAAACAAATCATATAGTTTATGACCAGGTTTACCTAATAAATCATAAAGACCTGTTACTGTTTTGCCGTATGTTGGTCCACCAAATTGTCCTGAAATGTAATTAGGGATACTCAACAAATTAGCATAAGGTATCATCATACTCAAATTAAAAGTGTCATCAAGTTGAGTAGTATATTTATCACTTAACTCATTGTAATTTGATACATTTTTTGTAATATCATTTTTAATAGTATCAATATCGCCAGAATCAATATTAACATTAGTATCATCTATCAACATATCTCCTACACTAATATTCTCAACAGGTTCAGCATACCTACTAGCTAATCCAGAAGGTGAATTTGCTTGTACCCAGTCGGATAACATGCTGTTTTTATCTAAAAGTGGTGCTTTAGCTGCCATACTATTCTCCTGTAAATGTACTGCTATTTACTAGTGTTTGTGCTTCTGATTTAGTTAATACACTAAAGTTGGGATAGTCTAACCCATAACCTAGTTCCATAAGCTCTGTAAGTATACCATCTTTCATAGACCACTCACCTTTAATAATAACATAAGACTTATCATGTGAATATCTAGGTGGTCCTACTTTACCTGCCATTATAATATCAGTCCATGTAGGTGCTGACTTATAAGTTACTTCTTCAGTTTCTTCATTAACTGATTCTACTATAGGGTATAACCCTTTTATTTTGTCA